TATCAAAGATCCAGAGCCACCGAATTGCCAGAGCAGCATGAAGGAATGGGAAGAAAGTGTGAAGAAATACCAGACCCCTGGTTTAACTGACTAAATAGGCTTATGAGCGTCATAATTTACTCAGAATATTGCGAGATTCTAGAGGAGGAAAATGTCCTCTTGAAGGAAGAGGTGTTGTTTCTTAGACAGCAACTAGAGTATAAAACTATGGGGCCACCAATACACTCACAAGAGGATATAAATACTGAGGAATAGATAATGGGTATGTGGAAAAAGATAAGCAAACTTCAGAAGGAAGTTATGAGAACCCCTGGACCTATAAGGGTTCAACTTTTACTTCTGCTGACATTGACGGGCAGTTCGGTTTTGTCTACAGGATTACAAATCTACAAACTGGCCAACAATACATCGGCAGGAAATATTTCATACAAAAACGAAAGCCTAGAGGTGGCGGACGTAGGAGGACGAGTGAAAGTAACTGGAAGCAATACTGGGGTTCTTCTAAGGAACTTAATGCTGACAGGAAACGCTTGGGGTCGGATACCTTTACCAGAGAAATCCTCTCAACCCATGCCACAGCAGGAAGAGTAAACTACGAAGAGACTAAGCAGTTATTTTTGCACAATGTATTACAAGAGACCCTAGAAGATGGGTCTCCAAAGTATTATAATAGTAACATCTTAGGACGTTACTACAAGAAAGATTATTTCGAAGAAATATGATTGGCGTTAAGTGCCTTGCATGTGGCAGGGAGTTGTTGTCTAAACATAATGAATTCATATGTTGTGGTTGTCCTAATATGACATCACTTCATGGAGATACTGTGTCTGCAAATGATATGGGAAAGGTTGAATTGTTACAGTCTAATAAGAATGTTAAGAAAGCGTCACTTTTCTCTCCACAAGAGTTAGAATATCAAGAGGCACGTCGCCTTCGTAAGGTGCGTAAACTTAACTTCGAGGAGAGATGATCAACCTAGATGAAAAATTCCACAACTACTTGGAGAAGGGTGGAAAGACTTTTAGAATAGATGGAGTGGCAGAACCACTCAAAGGTTATGGATACCATTGTGATGGTTCGGACATCATTGGGTACTATGTGACGACAACTAACTATAAGTTGTACTATAATTTGAATGAACAGTTCCTTCGTATGGAAGCGTTAAACAAATGAAAATCTTTTTAGATACAGCAGAAGTAGATCAGATTATTGATGGGTATAAGACTGGGTTGGTTGATGGTGTTACCACTAACCCCACTCTCATACTCAAGTCAGGAAGGCAACAGAGTGATGTAATAGAAGAGATCTATCAAGCATGTCCTATGCTAGAGTCCATCTCTGCTGAGGTAGTAGCAGATACTGCTGATGAGATGGTAGAACAAGCACAACCTTACATTGATCTTAGTAGTAATGTTACTATCAAAGTACCATGTACTCGTGAAGGATTGAAAGCATGCTATGAGTTGAGTAAGGATGATGTGCTTACTAATGTGACTCTAGTATTCTCAGTAGCACAGGCAATTCTTGCTGCAAAAGCAGGAGCATCATACGTGTCACCATTCGTAGGACGTGTGGATGACAATTCATTTGGTGGTCTGTGCCTTGTAAAAGATATCGCTAATACATATAAGATGCACGGCGTAGAGACACAAATTCTTGCTGCTTCGATTAGAAACGTAAGAGATGTAGGTAGAGCATTTGAGTACGGTGCAAACGTATGTACTCTACCTGTACAAGTGTTCGACAAAATGTACAATCATGTATTAACTGATGCTGGATTAGCACAATTTGATAAAGATTACGCTGCTGCTTGTAAATCCTAAACAAGTCTATGATCTTTACAATCTATTCCAAGCCTGGCTGTCCCTTCTGTGAGAAGTTCAAGGCAGTCTGCGAACTCGAAGAACTCAAGCATGTGGTTTATACGTTGGATCAGCACTTTACTCGTACTCAATTTGAGATGGAGTTTGGTGGTGATGCAACTTTTCCACAGGTTGTATTGGACATTAGCGGTGATCGACTACGACTAGGTGGTTGTCAAGAATCGTTAAAGTACATGCAAGACGAGAATATATGCTGTGTGGTATAAAGCTATGATTGAATTAGATGAAGCAGAATTTCAGAAAGATGTTGACAAATGGCAACAAAAAGCTGAAGATGGTGAAGTAGTGTTGATAAAAAAACCAGATGGTGCTACAATACTAATGGTCCCACAAGATCCAGGTGACTTAACTGGTGTGTGTGACATTTAAACCTACAAGGAGATATACTATGGCAGACGTTAGAACACATTTGCTCAGAGCAAAGGAAGAGATCAGACTAGGTTTGATTGGTGCGTTAGAAGAACAGTATGCAGAGTTAGTTCCACAACTAGCAGCGATGTATTCTGATCTAACTGAGAAGTTGAAGGTGGTACGTGCAGATTTTGGTCATGATGATGATGTGATTGAGTTTGGTGGTCATCTATATGATGTACCTTCTCAGTACAATTTTAATCTTGAGAGTAATGTTGATCTTAATACAGGTCTGTTCAAGGATGATAAGATTACATTCACAGCAGGATCATATGATACATCTTTAGATGGTGTTGACATAAAGATTGATACATCCAATCATCCTGATAATGTAGTTACTCTTGGTGGAAATGAAAATCCCTAGTGGTGGATACGAAAGTTCATATCCTCTTCCAGAAAACTGTATGTTTATGATGCCTTACTTTAGGTATCATGTGGAAGAGTGGCAGGATCGGAAGGAAGAAATTCTTTCCGATCTTTATGCTTTTCATGATGGTGTAATAACTAAAGATCCTTCTGAGATAAGTGACACATGTCATACCAGTTATTACGAAGAGACAGACTATAAAGAATTTAAACCATTCATTGATCTACTTGGTCCATATCTACAGAGACTAAGCATGGAAGCAATGAATAAAGGTTTTTATAGGAAACCTATTGATAATATTACTAGAGTATGGTTCCAAGTACAGGAACAGAATGAGTATCATTCAATGCATAATCATGGTGCTATCGGATGGTCTGCTGTATTCTATGCAGACTATGACAATGAAGTACATGAGGCAACGAAGTTCTATTCAACTATGTTTACATGCAATGGAGAGATCATGTCATTCCAACCAGGATGTAAAGAGGGTGATATAATTATCTTTCCTTCGCAAGTTTTTCATGAGTCACCAATCACCAGAAGCGAGAAGTCTAGAACTATTATATCGTTGAACATGACATGACCTAAATACTTCTAGCTTAGAAAAAGTGTCTTCAGGACTAGAAGTATGTCAAAACTCTTAGCGAATCAAATCGCCAATTACAATGATAACGGACCTGTAGAAGCGAAAGAAGGACTGAACCTTCCTACAGGAAAACCACTCCAATTGAATGGTGTCGTTGGTACAGCAGGTCAATACCTGACCACTGATGGTACGTCATTGCAATGGACAACTCTTCCTTCGATTCCTGCTGCACAGGTGCAAGCTGATTGGAGTGAGGTAGTCGCTAGTGAAGTAGATTATATTAAAAACAAACCGTCGTTATCAGCAGTTGCACTGAGTGGTAACTACACAGATCTTATCAACAAACCAACCATACCTCCTTCTCAGGAACAATCTGACTGGAATGTAGGTACACCAAGTGATGTTGCATTTATTAAAAACAAACCAAACCTAGCACCTGTTGCTACTAGTGGTGCTTACACAGATTTAACTGGAAGACCTAGTATCCCTACGGGACTGGGTGATTTTGGTGTGGGTGCTAATGATATTAACTTCGGTTCATATAAGATTACATACTCTAATGTGTATGCTACTATGACCGACCTTAATAATGTTAGTCCTAGTACATATCATGGTATGTTTGCTCATGTTCACGCTACTGGTAGTGGATATTTTGCACATAATAATGCTTGGGTTGAACTATTAGATGTAAATAAATCTATTGCAAATCTCTCTGATGTATACACTACTGGTGTTACAGATGGTCAGGTACTGAAGTGGGATGCTGGAAATGCAAGATGGTCTCCTGCTGATGATGATAACTCTGGTGGAGGAGGTGGAGGCGGTGGTGCTTCTGTTACTGTTGCTGATGCTGCTCCAAATTCTCCTAGCAATGGTGATCTATGGTGGAAATCCGATGAAGGTAGGTTGAAGGTTAGGTTTGAGGATGGTACTAGTAACCAGTGGGTTGATGCTAACCCACCTCTAGCACAACTAGATCTGACTGCATTTGCTGGTCACATTCTACCTGCTGGTAATGATACACAGGATATAGGAAGTGCTACTAAGAAGATCAGGGATCTATATCTAGGTTCAAACTCTTTGCATCTTGGTTCTATTGATATCAGTGAGAGCAGTGGTTCTATTGTCCTACCAGCAATTGAAATGACTGGTCATATGATACCTGATAGTAATGCAGCATATGATTTAGGTAATGCAGAGTATAAGATTAGACATCTATTCTTATCTGATAACACTCTTTATTATGAAGGAGACTTCCTTAAGGTTGCACAGCACAACTCAGGTGGGTCTGCTCAAACAGCAAGTTATCTCATACCTCTTTCTAAGTTGAAGGATGCATTGAATGCTTCTGCTGATTTTGAAGCATTTAAAACAGCAATTCTAGCAATCACAGACGCATAGGAATAAACAATGGCAATTAATTTTCCAGATAGTCCAAGTGTAAACGACTTACATACAGTAAGTGGTGTTACATGGAAGTGGGACGGAACCACTTGGTTAGCACAAGGTGGAACTCAAAGTTATACTTTACCTACAGCGTCTTCAACACAGTTGGGTGGTGTAAAGGTAGGAACTAATTTAGCAATCTCTGCTGGACAGTTAAATTTAGATACTTCATTGACTAATATGACATCAGTCTTAGTCGTTGCTGGTGGTAGTGATTGGGTTAGTATTGATGGTAATGGACTTTCTTTGAGTGCTGCTGCTGGTCTTGGGTATACTCCTCTTAGATTCATAGGTAATACTGTTGGTGATTACGTGCAGTTTAAGAACACTGCAATGACAGGTCAGCATACTTATACATTACCAACAGCT